ATAAATTAATTTTAAATGAGAGATTTAAAGATGAAAAAGATGCTTTTATGTTATTTATTAATGAAGAAAAAATAGATATTAAGAAATTATTTTTTGCCGCCGAATTAGAGAATATTTGTCGTTTCGGCGCTGTAGATTATGAAATTAATAAAGCTATTCATGAATTCGGGAATGAAAAAGAAGATAATTTAGATAAGAAAGAAGTTTTTGAAAAATTTGAAGGATTTCGCAATTTTGAAATTAAAGATATATACGAATCATTAGATAAAAATGAAAATGAAGATTTCGCTTTAATTAAAAAAGCTTATGGAAATTTCGGTGGAGAAATTAAAAAAAAGAAACGAGCTTTTATTGATATTAGAAAGGTTAAATCAATTGGAAAAGAATTGAAAAAGAAATTGGATTTTATTGAAATGCGTAAATATATTAGACGCTATTTTAATGATTTTAAATGGAAAAATCTTGAATTTAAAAATGGTTGTGTAAATAATGGAGATATCGTTAAAAGTCGTTTTGCTACTCTTAATAATAGTCAGCAATTTGTAAGCGAATATTTTAATTCTTCCAGTATTTATAAAGGTATCTTATTCTGGCATTCCGTTGGAACTGGTAAAACTTGTTCCGCTATAGCTACCGCTTCTAAATCATTTGAAAAAGATGGATATACTATTTTATGGATTACTAGACATACATTAAAACCTGATATTTGGAAAAATATGTATAATTTAATATGTTCTTCAACTATTCGAGAAAAAATTGAAAATGGTGTTAATATTCCCGAAAATATGAATGGTAATTATCTTAAATATCTTGATGGTCGTTGGGTTATGCCTATTTCTTATAAACAATTCTCAAATCTTGTCGCTGGTAAAAATGAATTTTATAAGGAATTAGTTAAGAGAAATGGTAAAGAAGATCCATTAAAAAAGACATTAATTATTATTGACGAAGCTCATAAATTATTTGCCGAAGATACTCCAGCTGCCGAAAAGCCTGATATTAAATTACTTAAAAATGCTATTTATAAATCTTATGAATATTCTAAAAATGATAGTTGTAAATTATTATTAATGACGGCTACACCATATACAAATGACCCAATACAATTATTTAAATTATTAAATCTTTTAAAAACAGATAATTATTTTCCAGAAAATTTTGAAGATTTTAAAGAAATGTATTTAGATGATAATTATAAATTTAGAAAAGAGAATGGAGAACATAAAAAATTCTTAGATAATATTACTGGTTATATTTCCTATCTTAATCGTGAAAAAGATGCGAGACAATTCGCATATCCCGTTATTTATAAAGAAGAAGTTTTAATGAGTTCTTCTAATAATAAATTAATTTTTGAAGTTTATAAAAATTTTATCGAAGATATCGATAAATATATTGAAATTGATTTAGATAAAACTAAAGAAATTCTTCTAGAATTTAAAGAAAAATTAAAAGATGATAAAAAGAATTTGAAAAAGAATGATACGGATATTTCTCAAGAAGAAGCTTTATTTGATTGTATGAATGGTAAAAAGAAGAATGATTTAGAAGAAGATGACCCTTCCGTTAAAATCAAAAAGATGAATGATTACATTAAAGAAATGACCCAAATCATCAAAGATAAGGAAAAAGAAATGAAAAAGAAAAATAAAGAAGATTTTGAAATAATTGATAAGACTGAAGATTTCATAGAACATGAACTATTCTATCATATTGAAGCTATAATTAGTAATCATCAAGATGGTAAAGATATATTTAAATTAGGAGTAAGAATTCCTATAAATGAATTTGAAAATTTTGAAGAATTAGGTAAAGGTATTATTGATTTTGGAATAGATAATAGTGTTCTTATTAAAAATACTAAAAAGGAATGTATTATAGATGTTGAAAATATAAGATTTACTATCACCTTTAAAAAAGATAAGAAATTCGCTATTTATATCTTAACACCAACTATTATTACGAAATAATTATTTTTTTATTTAATAAAGAGATGTCTTTAACAGCACTTGCTCAAGCTTTTATTGTCGATTCTGATATTAATATTGGTTTAGGAACTCCTCCAACTCCTAATGTTCGTTTTACTATTAATAATTCTATTTCACCTAATTCTTGGAAAAGTTTGATATTAAAAAATAATAATAGTGATATTCTATCATTTGGAATTTATCAAATTGGTGGTGCTAATAATCCCTATATATCATCTATTGATAGAACAACTGAAAAATTTAATGATTTATATATAAATAATTTAGGTATTAATCAACAAAATTATATTGGAAATGTTGTAATTGCCGGAAAGACTACTATTGGTAATAATTCAAATAACGTTGCTAATGATTATATATTAGATGTTTTTTCTAAAACTAATAATAATATAGCACTTATTAGAAATTCTAATTTAGAATTGAGATTTACAGCAAATTCTAATATTAATATTTCCACGAATAATAATAATCTTAATATTAATTCCAGAACTTATATTAGCGATTTTATTTCAATAAATTCTAATAATTTTGTTCCTAATTCTAATGAAAGATTAATTGTTAATGGTATATCAGTTTTTAATAGTAATGTTATTATCAATGGTAGAATTTCTGGAAGTTTCATTTTAGATTCTGATACAAGTTTCAGTGAAAGAAATAAACTTCCAGCATCTTTTCTAAAAGTTCGAGCAAATTCTGGTTTATCCTGTAATGTTAATAATGAGATCTTCGTTAATATTAAGACTACTGATAGTGGATTAATATTAAATAATAACGAAATTAGTCTTAATCCAATAATACCTAATATTCAAACTTATGGAAAAATTGTTATTGGAAATATAACACCTGATGTTGCTAATTATTCATTTTATACAAATAGTAATAGTAAATTTAATAGTAATGTTATTATTGGTAGTAATCCTACATCTACATCTATTAATTTAAATGAATATATATTGAATATTAATGGTAATATGGGAATTACTGGGAATATATTTAATGCTTCCGATAGTAATTTGAAAAAAAATATTGAAACTTATCCAAATGCTTTAGATAAAATATTAAAATGTCGTGGTGTTTTATACGAATTTAAAGATGATTATACTAAAAATATTGGAGTAATTGCTCAAGAAATTGAAAAGATTATTCCAGAAATCGTTCAAACAACTTCGAACGGATTTAAAAATGTTAATTATCTAAGTTTTATTGGAATTATTATAGAAGCTATCAAAGATTTGAATAATAAAATTGAATTAATTAATAATGCTATTTAAAAACATATATATAATTTTTAAGTAGGAGTTAATATGAATAGTTATACCAATAACACAAAACAATTATATATTGAAAATATTGCTGTTGGTTTAGCTAATGTTAGCAATTTATATAAATTAGATATGTCTCTTAACGAATATCTCGTAGTAGGACAAAGAAATAATATTAATTTAACATCCAATACTTTAGATACTGAATATAATTTCCTTATCAATAATAATGGTGTAGGTATCAATGCTACACGAAGAGAAATGTTAAATACCAATGCTGGTCTTTATGTAAATAATAATATCATTTGTAAAGGAACTATTACTGCTAAATCAGTTAAATTCGAAAATCTAACATTAGATTCAAATTTAACTAGTCAAAAATTAAATGAATTAATTACTAAAGTTAATTCTAATCTCCTTTTTTTCGAAGGTTATCCTTATAATGATAGTAAAAATGTTTATACACCTTCTTATCTAACTATTGGAAATTATGCCTCCACATATTCCAACTCTCATCCCCTTAAGGTTATTGATAGTCCTAATGGTAAAGCTGAAAATATACAATTAGGTATTTATAATAATATTAATAATGACGAAGAACCAGCAAGATTAGCTATTGGTATGTTAGGTTTCAATCAATTTACACCAGCTAATATATCAACAACTGAAGGTATGGGATTAGAATTTCATATTTCAAAATCTTCAAAAAAAATAGAAGAATTATATTCAAATGGTTTAGGTATTCCTGAACATTCTAATATTTCCAATTATCCTCAAATGTCCATTGATTTAGATGGATGTATTAATATTAATAGAGAGAAATGTCATCATCAAATTATACATAATAATCAATTAAAAACTCCAAGATTATATGTTAATGGTTATGCTATTATCAGCAATATTATTACTTACGATTATTTTCATAAATCAAATCTTCATTTAGATGATATTTATATTAGAAAGAATGGTTTAACATTAGACGCAAATCAAATTAAAGGTGGTCATTTTATCAAAGATGTTTTCACCTTTAATTCTAATCTTAATATTGGAAGTAATTTAACAAACTCTTATAAATTAAATGTCTTCGGTTCTGGTGAATTTTCACAAAAAATTACTAGTGAAAGTTTAAAAACTTGTGAAACTATTATTAATGGTGTCGCTGAATTTAATAAAACAACCTTCTTTAATAATAACGTCATTTTTAATGATGATTTGACTATTAATAAAAGTATTAATGTTAGCAATGACCTTTATATAGATGGTTATAGAGTTAATACCTCCAATATCTCATTTGCTACCAATGGTCTTAATTTTGATTATGGATGTAATCTTGCTATTAGTGGAAGATTAGGAACAGGTATTCTTAATACTGATAATTATGATAATCAATTTAATATTATTAAGAGAAAACAAGAAAGATTTGAATTAAGTTTAGAAGATAAATCCGCATTAACTACTGATAATAGTAAGGCTTATATTGGTCATACGAAATTAAATAATTTATATGGAAATCTTGATAATAGTCTCGTTTTTCTAACACAGAAAAATATTAAATGGCATAATATTTATTTTTATGCTGGAAAAGATAAAGATGGTTGTGAAGGTTTTAAATGTCTTGTTCCTAATCTAGCTATTATGGAAAATAACAGAATTGGAATTAATACGAATATTCCAATGAGAACTCTTGATTTAATTGGAGATTTCGTCGCTAATGATTATTATATTCGCAAAAATAATCAAGAATATTCCGTTAATATTATCTATATCAATTCACAAAATTCATCTATCTTAAATGTTAAAAATCTTGATATAAATCTCGAAAATAAAGATTATCTTAATAAGAAAACATTAAATATTATTGGTGGTATTAATTCTTATGATGGTTATTTCGAAAATAACCTGAAAATCACCAATTTTAAAGATTATGGAAAAATGTCATCCGTCTTTAATCATATTGGTATTGGTATTAGTAATACTAATAATAATTATACTATCCCTCTTCAAATTAGAAATTTCAGTTCTAATATTAATAATAATTCAATTTTAAGAATTTATAGAGGAATTAGAGGAGGTGGTTTTAATAATAATGCTTTTTATTCTGGTATTGATTTTTGTGATTATGATATGCCTATTAAAACTCAAAATAGAAATAATTATAAATGGTTTATTTATAAAAATCATAGAAATGAAGAGAATAATACTGGAACTCTACAAATTGGTTATACCGATAATACTTATAACCCTACTCATAGTTGTATGAATTTCTTCTATAATCCAACTTATAAAAGATATTTTATTGATATTAATAATCCCGTCGTTAATCATAATTATGATTTTAATACTGCTGTTTCTATTAAAGGTAATGTTGAAATCGAAGGAAATCTTAATTTAAAAGGCAATTCATCATATATGATTAATGGTGTTATTATTGGTAATTTCTCTAATCAAGAAGTTCAATCCAATATTTTAAATAATAGTAATAATATTACTACCAATTATACAAATGATATTAATGATTTAAGTTTAATTGGTAATAAAATCGCAATATTTCCTAATAAAACTTCAATTATTGCTTATAAAGATGAATGGATTTTTAATAAACTTAATAATATTCAAACAGATAACTCTTTTAAAACACCTTTATTCATTTATAATAATAATGATTATTATGATGATGTTTTACCACCTGTTATAACCAAATTTTATAATAAATCTTTTAAAAATTTTGATGCCAGACCTGATATTGCTATTATTGAATTAGGTATATTAAGTGATTTTAATGATACTGGTGATATTAATAATAAAATTCAATTCAAATTAAAAGGTAATCATGATTTAACTATTTTTGAAATTAGTCCAAATAATAATTATCCATTCCTAACTTGTCTCAATTTTGATAATAAAAATCAATTAAATATTGGTAAAGCCGAATTTTATACAAGTAATCATATCAATTATGAAGATAGTTGTGTTAATATTTATGACGATTTTGATTATCTCTTGAAATTAACTAATAATCAAAAACCTGTAAGAATTGGTTTCGAAAATGAAATGAATAATTGGAAATTCGAAGTTAATAATGATTTCGTTTTCAATTATAATAATCAAGATTTATTAATTTTAAATAGTAATGATATTAATATCCCTTCTATTAAAGTTAAATCAAGCAAAAATAATCCATCTATTGAATGTTTGAATAATTATGATATTACTAATGACGATGATAATTCTTTTGTTATTGATAGTTATATAAAAACCCCCTTCAGTAATTTATTAATAACTTCCAATAAATATCATTTTGATTATTATGATGATAATTTTGATAATAATATTAGTTCATTTTCTTATGATTTTAATTCAAATGAATATCCTATAAAAGACGTTAATAATAATAATATTTATAATTATCATATTAATAATTCTAATTTAATTTTCAATAGTAATCTTATTATTGATTTTACCATTAATCTTAATAATATCGAATTAGATTATAGATATTTAGAAAGTATTCCAGTTTATATCGATAGTAATTCAATTGAATTGATACCTTCTTTAAGGTCTTATAATCCCAATTTAAAAGCAAAAATTACAAATTTCTCTATTATACCATTTGATTATGATATTGATGGAGTTAATTTAACTCTCAATTATAAAATTCCTCAAACATTAAATAATGAACTTTTGATAGCTAGTAAAATTACTCATAGCAATTTCTCCTCTAATTTCGAAAATAATTTATATAGTAATATAAATTTATTAACTTTCTTGAATGTTAAAGATAAACCATCTAATGATTATAAAATTAAAACTATTACAAATGATTTTATGGTTAATATAGATAATTATAATTATAATTATAATATTGTTAATAGTATTTATTATTATCCAGTCCCTAATATTAATATCACAGATGTTCAATTAGATTTTTCTTATAATTATAATTTGAGAAATGAAATTAATGTTCCATCTAATTTCTTTGATAATTATATGAATGCTTGTTCTATTGAAGGACAAGATGAAAAATCAATTATTATTAATAATAGTAATACTTTTTTGAAAAATAGTATTAATAGTGATATTCTTAATAATTATACAGATGCTACTTCTTTTAAGAAAAATATTAAAATTTCTTCAAATGTTGTTAAGAAAGTTTATCCAATCGAAATTAATAATATGGATATTACTACTATTGAATTAACATTCACTAAAAATGATTATTATGAAATTTATGATTTTGAAAATAATAATCCTGACTTCTTTTTACCTATTACTATAAATAAATTTCAACCTCATTTGGTTTTTAAAAATAAAATTAATTCTCAACTTAGTTCTCAACATAAAATGTTCAGTTATAATGATAATTATGAAATTCATTTAGATGATAAAAAATTAATTTCTATCGATAGTAATGGTTCATTAAATACTAATGGTAATATTGATATGAAAAATGTTATATTCGATGGTGATATTTTCTATAAAAATAATGGAATTTTAACTTCTATCACGAGTAATTTAACTCATATTGTTGGTAATAATTTTCATATTCAAAAAGATAATATTTCATTGAATAGTTCCAATATTTTCCTAAATCCTTCTATAATTAATAATGGTGGCGTTATTATCAATGGTAGTGATATTAATTCTTATAATAATCTTTTTCAAATAAATAATTATAATGGTAATGATGATTTTATTACCTTAAAATCAGTTAGTAATTCAGGATTTATTAATTTCTGGGGTATCGAAGATTTTTATAAAATTGGGGTTCAAAATGGCAATTTTGGTTTATGGCGTGGCAATTCACCATATTATAACTCTTTTTTACAATATACAGATGAAAGATTATATCCATCTAAATTATATGATACTTCTACTGATGAAACAACATCTTCTGGTGAATTCTTAAATGTTAGCCCAAATATTTATTATAAACAAGTTATTTCATTAAATAATAATGGTATTTCTTATGGAAGTGGTGATTATATTATTTATTCATCTTCCACATCAGGAACATATTATAAAATAAATTTGTTTAATAAAAATTTAAATAGTGATATCGGTGCTTTTTGGTATAATGGAAATTATAAATCTCCTGAAGGAGATTTTAATTCTTCGCATTTTATTAAAAGTGATTATTTAGGTGATTGGTTAATTATTAAATTACCTAAACCTATAATTCTAACTAGTTATAGATTTTTTAGTAGAAATGGAGTAGATAATAGAGCCCCTTCATTATTTCGTTTCTATGGTTCAATAGATGGTATTAATTTTACAGAAATTATAGAAGCATCAAATGATATTAATGAATTAACTAATTCTAATTATTCAAGTGGATTTTATGAAAAAAAATTAAATACATCTTTTAATAAATTGTATACATATATTGGATTTGTTGTTAATAAATTAGTTGGAGGAATAAATGGTTCTTATTATCCTTATTGGTTAAATATAGCAGAATTTCAAATATTTGGTAAGGAAGAAATTAATAATAGTCTTATTATTATCGATAAGAATAATGATATTAATATTAATGGTAATATAAAAACTATAAATAATTTCTCTATTAATGATATCACTACTTATAAATCTAATGATTATAAATTAAGAGTTTTTGGAAATATGAAAGTTGATGGTGTTGTTATGTCTTCATCTGATCGTCGCTTAAAAACTAATATTAATAAAATTGAAGGTGCTATGGATAAAATTGAACGTTTATCTGGTGTATTTTTTAATAAAATAGGGGACGATAAAAGACAATTAGGATTAATCGCTCAAGAGGTTAATGAAGTTATCGAAGAAGCTGTCTATAAAGATGAAAATGGGTATTTAAATATCGCTTATGGAAATTTGATGGGATTAATAATAGAAGGGATGAAGGAATTGAGAAATGAAATTAAAAATCTTAAATAAATAGAAATGTCATTAATAACTATCTTTTTAATTATTGCTGGTGTAATCATTCTTCTTTATATCTTAAATAATTATATGATTACTGAATGTTTTGATAATATTAATCCTGAATTAATTCGTAGCAACGCTTATAAACAAATTGAAATTATTAAAGATTATTATCAAAAATTAAAAGATTTATATAAGAAAGATAAAGCAGAAATTAGTGAAATACTTGATGCTAAAAGAAAAATTAAAGATGCTATTAATAATATAGATATCCTCTTAGTAAATTCTTATGATAGATATAAATTAAGTGATTTATATAATAATGAATTACTTCCTATTCTCGATAAACCTAAAGATATAACTTTTTTTGATATTATTGAGAATATGAAAGTTATTATTGACAATGGTCTTAATAATAGTTATTATAATCATAGAAATACCATTAAAGAAATAAGAAGAAATTTTAAAGAATTAAATGAAATTTATAAAGGAGTTTATATGGATCAGGTATTCACCTATATCGAAAAAAGAGATTTAATTGATAGTTTAACAAAAACTATTTATGATTTTCTTTTAAAAATCACTGATTATGATGATTTAAATTCAAGTGGTATTATTCTTATCTTAAATACTACTTTAAAAAGAGCTTATGAAACTAAAAATTTAACTGATATTAATTCTAATATTAGTTCTTTTGAACAAAAAATTAAAAAAATAGCTATAGCTTTAAATGTTGATGATGAAATTAAAGAGATTGATGTAATTCCTGCTAATACTGGAGATATGAGTATGAATGCTCCTGTTCAAATTACCAGTCCAACTACTAATATTTCAGTAACTACTATCAAAAATGATTTTAATAATATCTATAATTCTTTTGATTTAATTAATAAGATTTATGAAAATAATAAAGAATTGAAAGCTAGTCTAGAAACCCAAATAAAAACTTTAAATAATGTTATATATAATTCAATTAAAAACATTGCCAATTATGATAAAAATAATAAAAATTATTTTAATAATGTTAGTGTTATTAATAATGTTGTTATAAAACCTATTTTAGAAGCTGAATTAAGAAATGCTTATAAAATTGGTGATAAAAATAAAATAATTAGAGTTAAAAATCGTTTCTATGATGCTATTATAGAAATTAAAAATATTATTATTAGTAATTATGCTAAAACTTCTGTAAGCACTGATAAAAATAAATGTTTAAAAGAAATTATTAATGCTATTATTAATAATAGATTTCCTATCAAAGTTAATGAACTTAAAAATTGTGATAAATCAATCTTTAATGATAATAATTTAGTCATTTATCCTAAATTAGCCGTTTCTAAAAATGGTAAGAAATGGGACTTAGCAACCGATTTATATGATTTTAAAAAAACTGGTATCAATAATAATCCATATATCTATTCCTATAAATTAGCAGGAACTACCAATGATGGTAAAGATTGGAAATTTATTTCACCTTTGGAAAATTAAGAGATGATGGATCTCCTCCCATAAATCTAAAAATCTTCTTATATAAATTTGGATTATATGGACATTTATTTGCCTCAATATCATTAATCACAGATGATGGCAAATTCATTCTTTTTGCTAAATCTTTTTGACTAAATCCCTTCATTTGTCTCAATTGCTGAAGAGCAATAATTAAATCATTCGTCCAATATAATATCGTAGGTGGAGTCCCATCATATTCTTCAACTTTAGGTTTTGAAAATGATTGAGATGTTGCTTTTTTAACCCCCTTCTTATTTCCAATATCAACAGATGTCCAATCTTGATAAATACTCATATTAATATTATATCTATTTTTATATTTATATATTTTTTAATCGTCCAAAAGGATATAAACAATAGACCCCTTTTAAAAATTAAATAAATGACATCTAAAAAAATTGAAAAGGTAGTTGAAGCTTTTAAAACTTCTCTTAATTATGATAATGAATATTCTCTAAAAGACCTTTCAAAACTTCTTGAAGATAGTTATAAAACTATTTATGGTAAAGGTAAGAAAAAGACAGGTGAAAAGAAAGCTCCTAGTTCTTATAATATCTTTATTCGTGATGAAATCGCAAAAATTAAGGTAGAAAATCCAACCGGAGTTCCACCTAATGAATATATGCGAATTGCTGCCGAACGTTGGAAGGCTCATAAGGAAAGTCTTGAGGTTAAGTCTAAACTCGATGATACCAAGGCTTAATAGTAGTTTTTTATTCTTTTTCTTTTTCTATTAGTGTTAATAATAGATGGTTCTTTTACATTTTAGAACTGATAATTCTAATAATGAAATTATGGCAAAATTTGATAGTTTATATCAAGGATCATATATTCAATATTCAAATATAGAAGGTAATATTTATTTAGGAGGATTATCTAATAATAATATCAAATTTTTCAATTTTAATAATCCAGATGATAGAGGTCTAAGATATAAAGATAATACTATCTCGGTTGATAATATTAATTGTTTGAATTTGAAAAATAGAGATGTTAGAATTTTCCCTAATCCACAAACTCCTATTAGTCATTACGAATTAAATGAACCATCTTCTATATCTTCTTTCGGTTGTATTAATTGTTTCGATATTAATAATTTCACTTTCTGGCAATCTGAAAATGTTTATAGTTCTATTAATGGTTTCGCAAGAACTGATACTACAATTCATAAATTTCAAAATAGTTTTGGACATTATATTAAAATACGTTTCCCATATCAAATAGTTCCTATAGGAATGTCAGTAAATTCTGTTGAAAATTTTAATGATCCCCTCGATTTTGATATTTATGGCTCGTTAGATGAAACTAGATGGACTAAAATTGGTGGTATTACTCAAAATGAATTTTCAAATGTTTTTACTATTAATAATAATAATTTATATCTATTTATTACCATCGTCATTACTAGAATTAGAATTGATCCAAATCTCTCTAGTTTCCAATCTTTTAAAATTTATGAACTTAAAATTATTTCAAAACCTATCCTCATCTTAGATGATAATATTAAAGTTTCAGATAATAGTATTTATAATCTTGAAAGTATTAATACTAAAAAATTATATCTAAATGATGTCCCTATCAATTCATTAACTGAACTAAATTCTAATGCTCTCATGTCAGCATTAGACGATTTTAAAAATCAATATAGTTATTATTGGAAAAATATAGGTAATACTGGTTTCCCTGATAGTAATATCATTAATAAAATGGCTATTGGTAAATCAAACGCTATATCTACATTTGATATTAATGGTGATATTGGTTTCATTAATCGTTCAGTATCTCAAAAAATCATCATTTCTACTTTAACAAATCCTTATGCTTCTTCATATATATCTATTGGAAGAATTAATATGAGAGCTCTCGCTAATAGAAATTATTTTCATATTAGATTATTCTTAATTGATATCACTAAATATTATTTCCAAACTCTTAATATCTATGGTTATTCTTTTGTTGATATAAATACGAATACTAATCAAATAAATTCTTTTAAATTATATTGGGATACTACTTTTGATAATACTAATGCTATTCAAAGAATTACTGATGTCGTTTATATTATCGATTTTGGTTCAGAACCTATTATTAAAATTTATATCAAATATAATGATATTCTCGATATTACTTTCACAACATCTATTTCAGGTGTTAGAGATTTATTCATTAATCATATTTATATCGATGAATTACAAACTTCTACTAATGATATCCTTTTTACTCCCGCTAATTCTATTGAAACTTTAAATTTACCAAATTTTACAACAGCTATTAATACATTCTCTATCAATCTCTCAACTAATACTAATATCACAAATTCTAATATATTAAATTATTTATCTACGAGTAATTTAAATATTTCTAGTGGTATCAATGGTAATAATCTCCTTATGATTAATAATAATAAAGATGTTGTTGATACTAATATCTCAATTAATTCTTTGAGCAATTTGAGAAATACTTCAGGATTAATTAATAAAATCGCATGTTTTGATAGTAATGGTTCGCTTAATGTTATTAATGTTAATCAAAATTTATTAACTACTTTTGGAACTGCTGTTCAAATAAATTCACAAATTTTAATTACTAATAATGGAACTTTCGAACCTCTATTAATAAATAAAAATAATTTAAGTAATTTAGATGTTATTTCTTCTAATCCAAATTCTATAGTCATTATTGATGCCAATTCTAATCTTAGAACTACTAATACTATCGATGTTAATAATATCGATAAATTAATGAGTTTATATAATTTTAATTTTAGCAATTCATTAAATCATCGTCTTAAATTAAACTCAAATACTAATATTGATAATTTTAGCATTAATTCTAATTTATATATAGGAGGTCATATTATTAACTCCAATTATAAATCTAATCGATTATATATCAATGATAAGGAAATTGGCGAAGATATCTTTAGAATTATCGTTAAAATTCCTAATAATGAAGATAGAATTGTAGCAATCAATAACTCTATCCCTATTTCCAATAATGTTAAAAAATATATTATAACACTTAATAATGGTATAAGAATTACTATAGAAGTTGATGAAAATGATGATAGCACTGATATTATCACACTCCCTTATAATATCTTCAATAAATTTAAATTTAGATATTGGAAAACTCAAAATAATTTCCTCAATTATAGTAAATCACCTAATAATAATTCTTACAAATATATTTATGACGATTTCACTGGAGTCTCTAAATGTGGCGCTTATATCATATTCGATTTTGGACAACCATTTGTTCCTAATTTCTACGCCTTATATACAAATTATACCGATTTTAAAACTTCCATTAGAGATTTTAAATTATTAGGTTATAAACAACAAACTTCAACTTGGTCTGTTATAGATGATAAGAGAAATGTTCTTTTAAATAATGATATTAGTCCTAATTTTTTCACTATCGATTATAAAGATTATGATGTTTATACCAAATTTGCCTTATGTATCATTAATACTCATAATGATACTTTAAATGAAACTCCTAATCATTGTGTCCTTAATTTCATAGAATTTTATGGTTATATTCCAAATAACAATAATTATAATTATAGTAATATTACTTTCAATTATCTAAATAATCCATTCTTATTCGGTAAAACTGCCGTCGGTATTAGTAATATTAATCCTTTAGTCCCATTAAGTATCGGTAATGATTTATCTACTAATTCCATAGAAGGATTAATTAATCTTAATCATAATATTCCTACTTCTATCAATAATATCGAAAAACCTCTTATGACATTAACTAGACCATCATTATTAACAACGGGAGTAAAAGCTGTCCATTATCTTAATAGCTGGTATGAAAGTAATACTAATTATACTTTTAAATTATCACATACGAATACGAGTAATGAACGAATTGTTTTATCTATGAATAGTGATGGAAAAGTAGGAATTGGAACACATCCTAATATTAATGATTGTAATAATGGTTTATCTATTTATAATAATGGTTTGAGTTTTTATAGCAATAATCTATTTATGAATATGAGAACTTCAAATATAGTTAATTCGTATGATATTATATTTCCTAAAAATATTGGGAATTTAAATAATTCTTTAGGTATTAATAAAATTAATAATAGAACTCTTGAATTAGAATGGATTAATCCTATTGATGTTATTAGTTCAAATTCTTTTAGTAAAATTGGAATTCAATCTATTCCTTCGAGAAATGAAGAAGGTGTTGTTTTACAAATTGCAGGAAGCTGTTTAATGGGTTCAAATAATGTAGGAACTTTAAATCCTAATTTTCTTAGAAATAATTCTTTAGTTGTATGTGGTAGTATTTATAGCACAACTGATATTACAACTGATAGTGATATTTCATATAAATTTAATTTAAAAATTATTAAAAATCCTCTTGATAAAATAAATAAGATTAGAGGTTATACATTTAATAGAAATGATGTTCTTGATAATAATAGATATACTGGTCTAATTGCTCAAGAAGTTAATAAAATTCTTCCTGAAGCAATAGTTAAAAAACATGATGGAAAATTAAGAATTCTTTATACTAATCTAGCAGGATTATTTGTAGAAGGTATTAGAGAATTAAATGATAAATATGTTTATTTGAATTTTAAAATTAATTTAGTTATCATTTCTGGAATTTTATTTATCATAGGTAATAATTTTTTTAATTAATTAAAAAATGATTTTTATTTTCACCAAAAATTTAATTATTCATGTCCTCTAAATTATCTAAAAAACAACTTATTAATGATATTAAAGTTTTCTATATTAAACAAGGTAAAGAATGTGAAGGTATTATGAAAATCTCTAAAAATAAATTATTAGAATTGGTTTTGGAAAATGATATCCCTCATATCGATAATGATACTCTTAAAAAAGAAATTGAAGAAACTGAAAAATTCAATTATTATAAAGATATCATCTATTATAATTTCATCAAATTTAATAATCCTTCCAATGACGTTATTCGCGATATTTATAATAATCCTAATATTACTTCAACCGAATTAGATATCATCATTAAAGAAAATAATCTAATATTTGCCAATGATATGGAAGATATGAAAAAACTCGTTTTAGATTTATTCAATTCTATTCATAATTATTGCTCCGCAACTAATACTAAAAATACTATCCAATTTAAAACAATCCCTTCTATTATTCAATTCCTCACCAATTTAAATTCTTCCCAATTATTAAAAGATGAATAATTCTATTAGCATACATTTCGTTTTCACTATCTTAATTTTTATTATATCTTCTATTAATGCTATCTATATCGTTGGAAATGAAGAATGTAATCTTTTTATGAAATTTATTTCTATTATTCTTATCTTCCTCATCATTTATAAATCAACCTTTAAAGAAACATTCCTTATCTTCTTAGGAGAATGCGCATTCCCTATTTCATTAATCCCCAATTATATGAACCCTCCTAATACAAATTTTTCTATCGATTTGGATTTAAATGCTCCCAATGGTTCTAAAGTTATTTATTGGGCTTCAATTGATAATAAGGATAAGAATTTTGTTTTTAATAATCCAAAAGATGCTTATGGAAATTATGAAAATAGTGGAGTAGCTATTGTTAATAATAAAAAAGTATCTATTAATATTAAATGTCCTAATAAATATAAAGTCCCTTCTGGTTCCGTAATAGATCAACATATTCATTATCGAATAGTATATCCCAATAATCCTATTTTAAGTGATGTTAAAACACTTAAAATTAAATGTTAATTATTTATATTATGAAGCTTATTTCATTTGATATCGGTATTAAAAATATGGCATATTGTATAGCTTCAATTAATCAAGATAATCTTGAAATTATTAAATTAAATAAAATAGATTTAGAAATTAATAATAAAGCTACTACACAAACTATTATCGATACTACTATCGAATTCCTTGATAATATATTTCATAATGAAATAATCATGAATGATGGTGAATGTTTGAAAGTTCTTATCGAATGTCAAATGACTTCTAAAATGAGATGTATTCAAATCACTATTAATACCTTTTTTAAAATGATATCTAAATTTGAAGGATTAGATATCGAAACTATCAATTTATCGGCAAAACATAAATTAGATTTAACTAAAAAATATCCCGAATTCTCTAATACAGACGATAAAAGTAATTATAGAAATAATAAAATTAATGCTATAAGTTTCGCTAATTATTTATTAAATTCTAAATATTTTAATAATCATATATTAGAAATTATTAAAAAAGAAAAGAAAAAGGACGATATATGCGACGCATTATTAATGATTTATTATTATTATGAAAAATAATCAATTCTTATTTATAGATAAATATGTCCTTACTTGTTATTTTCATTTTCATTATTATGCTTATTTGGTGGTTCGTTGGTTTTATTGGCTATTTAATGTCTATTGTATGCTGGTTTTATAATGGTTCTACTACTGATAAAGCATTAGGATGTTTAGTTGCTTGTATAGCTGGACCAATATATTGGCTATTCTTCATCTATAATTCAAATTATTGTACACGTCTTAATCCTCCACCTGTTCAACAATCTTATTATGAATAAGTTTTATCGCTGAATTATTAAAATTAAGTATCCTATTTTCTATTATCACCTTCGTTAATTTTAACCAAAAATTATCATCCCTACATTTCTTATTTGACTTATTAACCTCATTACATTTTTGATATAACCAATCATAATTATTTAATTTATCCTTCATTGTTTTTTTTTCAATAATAGGACTTAACCTATTATTCATTATTAACGATTTTAAATATTTTAATACTATCTTATTATTTATCTTCTCTATTGGAATATAATCCCAATAATTACAAAAATATTTATAATTATATACCTTACATTTTATCAATTTTTCATTATTATCCATATATACATCATTGTCATCTATTATCAATATCTCCGGATTTTTTATCTTTATCCTCTTCTTTATCGCATCTACTGACTTCTTAATATCTATCTTATCATCCCTTACCACTATTTCACAATCATTTCTTGTAAATATAGGTCTATTAAATTTCATTTTTAATACCTTCTCTATTATCAATATCTCCCTTTCAGCCCATTTCTTTTCAGAAGCAGTATATATATAAAAAGATGAGTTTGGATATTGTTCCCTCATCTTATCTATAAATAACTTGAAATATGGTCTTATTAATTTCGTCTTTTCCTTATAACATTCCTCTAATATATCATTTATCCTTATTTTTATCTTTAATTTATTTAATATTAACGATATCTTATATATTTCCGCTTGATATATACAATCTCCTATTATAGTTCCATCCAAGTCTATTATAAATACATAATTCATTTTGTATTTGTTTATTTAGAAAATGGAAAAAAAATGATTTATCTCTTGTTAATCATATTTATAAACTAAGATGAGCACTCCTGTATGTAATCTCAATTGTGTATGTGTTGATGGTGATTGTTCCTATACTCATCTCCCGATTTTGAAGGATAGAAAGATTGTCAAGAAGTTATATGATGGTCTCTCTGGAATTTCTAAAATGGAAGATAATACGGACAAAAGGAAGGCTAATTGTCGGTTTGGTCAGCTTTGCTACAATGAAAAATGCGGATTTCGCCATCGCCTGTCAGTTAAGGATAGACAGCGTCTTATCAAAGTTTTCAATGAGTTCAAGTTGAACGAAATTAAGGTTGAGAAGAAGGTTGAAGTGATGAAAGTCAAGGAATTTGACATTAGCCACAAAAACTCATTCGATACTCTTGATGAAATCGCTGAAGTCGTTGAGAAGGTTGCTGAGATGAAGGTTGTTGGAAAGTCTTGGGCAGATGTATGTAAAGATGATGAAGACTTCTATATGAAGTTTTAGTTTTTTTTTATCTCATTTTAATTAATATGGATAGTATTATCAAAGATTGTAATAGTTATCATATATCTTTATTAAAAGTTATTTTAATTCTTATAGGAAAAGACATAGATTTAACTAGAAATTATAAAATAATTGAACTTAATGATATTTTTAATGATATATCTAGTAAAGACTTACAATCTATTTCTAATGATAAAATAATGAATAATGAACAAGATAAGGAAATTGATATTGATGATAAAATAATAAATAATGATGATGAGGAAGATGAAGTTGATGATAGTAATACCTATAAAAAATATCATGATGTTAGTAAAATAATAAATAATGACGATGAAGAGGAAGAAGATGAAGATGATGAAGAAGAAAATATAAGAGATAGAATTTCAGGAACATAAATATATAAAGTTGTAGTTTTTTTATCTTATTTTAAATAATATGGATAGTATTATTAAAGATACTACAGATTATCATATATCTTTATTAAAAATTATTTTAATTCTTATAGGAAAGGATATAGATTTGACTAGAAATTATAAAATAATTGAACTTAACGATATATTTAATAAATTAAATAAAAAAGAATTAAATGTTATTATATCACATAAAAATCATGATATATTTATTCAAGAAGATGAAGAAGAAGAATTTGATGATAAGAATACTATTAAACCTTTAATAAATAATAAAATAGAGAAGGAAGCTGATGGAGATGAAGAAGATGAAGATTTTTATGATAAGAATACCATTGAACCTGTAAAAGTTAGAAATGGAGACGATGAAGAAGATGAAGAGGAAGAATTTGATAATAATATTAAAACTAAAAAAAATAATAAAATAGAGAAGGAAGCTGACGGAGATGAAGAAGAATTTGATGATAATAATATTGAACCTTTAACAAAAATAGAGAAGGAAGCTGACGGAGATGAAGAAGAAGATGAAAATATTAGTAATGGAAATGAAAAATCTGTAAAAGTTAGTGATGGAGATGATGAAGAAGAAGATGAAAATATTAGTAATGGAAATGAAAAATCTGTAAAAGTTAGTAATGGAGATGATGAAGAAGAAGATGAAAATATTAGTAATGGAAATGAAAAATCTGTAAAAGTTAATGATGGAGATGATGAAGAAGAAGATGAAAATATTAGTAATGGAAATGAAAAATCTGTAAAAGTTAGTAATGGAGATGATGAAGAAGAAGATGAAAATATTAGTAATGGAAATGAAAAATCTGTAAAAGTTAATGATGGAGATGATGAAGAAGATGAAAATATTAGTAATGGAAATGAAAAATCTGTAAAAGTTAATGATGGAGATGATGAAGAAGAAGATGAAAATATTAGTAATGGAAATGAAAAATCTGTAAAAGTTAATGATGGAGATGAAGAAGAAGATGAAAATATTAGTAATGGAAATGAAAAATCTGTAAAAGTTAATGATGGAGATGATGAAGAAGAAGATGAAAATATTAGTAATGGAAATGAAAAATCTGTAAAAGTTAGTAATGGAGATGATGAAGAAGAAGATGAAAATATTAGTAATGGAAATGAAAAATCTGTAAAAGTTAATGATGGAGATGATGAAGAAGAAGATGAAAATATTAGTAATGGAAATGAAAAATCTGTAAAAGTTAGTAATGGAGATGATGAAGAAGAAGATGAAAATATTAGTAATGGAAATGAAAAATCTGTAAAAGTTAATGATGGAGATGATGAAGAAGATGAAGATGATATTATTGAACCTGTAAAAAATAGTATAATAGAGGATGATGGAGATGAAGAAGAAGATGAAGACGAAGAAGAAGATGAATTTTTAAAACTATTAATAAAAAATAAAACTAATTTATCAAATATTTCAATATTATTACGGAATGAAATATATAAAAAATTTGATGAATTATTTGAATCTTTAACCGAAATGTATCATAAATTTAAATTAAGTAAAAATTCATTTATAAATGATGTTTCACATATAATAATTTTTATTGAATATTTAATAAAATTAGAAATAGTAAGAAATTATTATGGACAATTTGAATATCTAACTCGATTTGAAAATGATATAAATAATGATGTTGATATTAAAAATTATATAAAAGATAATATTAGTAATATAAATTTTGGTAAAGATAATGTAGCATATACTTTAAATACTATAGAATTGTTAAATAAATTTAATGAATTTTTTATTTTATTAAAAGAAAAATATTTTGCTAATTCTTCTAGTAAAATAGTAGATATAGAAAAAAAAATTAATTTAAAAGAAGAATATAGAATAATTTTTAAAGATTATATAGATAATATTAAATTATTAATTAAAAATAAACCAAAAGATATTCTCGATTTACATATTAAAATGGAGAATATTGAAATAATATTTGTAATAATAAATAAAGATATTTATAAAGATGAAGAATTTAATGATTTAATTAATTTATTAATTATGGAATTAATTAATGGAACATATCCAGATATTATTTCCAAAGTTAAATCATATGAAAATTATAAGAAAAATATTTTTTCAGTTTTTATTAGATATAATGATATAATAAAAATAATAAATGTTGATATAAATAAACCTGTTATATCAAATTTAAATAGTAAAAATACAGTAAAATATGAAAAATTAGTATTTTTTATGATAAAATTTATAAGTATAATTATATTTTTTGATATAAATACTAAATCATTAAAAAAAACTTTAATATATATAATAAAATTTTATAACATGATAAAAATTAAACCAATAAAAGATGTAAATGATATTGATATTGATTCTATTTCAAATTATAAAAATAATATATTTGGAACTATAGTTGAATATGATATACAATTTATAAAAAAAATAAAAGAGACTTTAAAAATTGAAAGAAAACAAAATTATAAAATTATATCATTTAAATTAAATAGTATCGAATATTTTTTTAAATTAAATGATACATTTATTATATTGTTAAATGATATTTTATTTAATTTCAGTCAATTTTTAAAATCGATAAATAATTCAAAGAATTTTAAAGAACAATTATTATATTATAATAATTTAATAAAAAATATAAAAGAATTTTTTTATATCCAGTAAAATAATAATGAGTACTATAATAAATTACGAAGAACCTTATATGAATACACTTTATCACTATTTAGCAGAAATTTATTTTATTAGTAATAAAGATGATTTAAATAAAGAAAAAAAAATAAAAGATTATATAGATAAAATAAAAGCCAATTATAATGGTAAAGCTGATATCAGTAAAATAAATGAATTAATTAAATTAATTGAAGATAATGATTTAACACAATTTAAAAAAAACTTAAAAGATATTATTAAGTAGTTTCCATTAGAATTCTATTTGAAATTGGGGTAGATTTTACTAAAATTCTTCTAACATTATTGAAATCCAAATTATTTATTTTTATATATTCTTTTACTTCGCTATAAGATTTTTCAATATTATCAAATACTATCTTAATATCTTTATGAATAGGTATTTGATATTTATAATAAATATATTTAATAAACTCATTTAATGTCGGGAAAAATCTAAGTTTTAAATAACATCTCAAATAATCCGCATAGAAACTCTTTTGTTTCTCAAAAGGAACTTTATTCACATCTTCACTAATCTTCTTCCAATTTTCATTATATATCGGTCTAAAAGTTTTTAATGAAATTTCTAAACAAATATTCTCATTAATATCATAATCATTCAATTCTTCTTCTTTTAAAATTTTAATCAACGATTTACATTTAACCTCCTTATTATATATATCAATAATTTCATCTCTCTTTTTATTTTGAAAGAAATATGGATACATATTTATATCAATTTCTCCTTCAGGTTTCATCTTAGCAATTGGAAATCCATTGATATCATAATAAAATAATCTTAATAAAGATAATCTTAATTGATAATCATCTCCTAATGTTGATGAATATTTTCTTACATAATTCTTAATCTTTCTATAATCTAAATCAGCATTCATTTTATTTGATAAATTCTTCAAATATTTATATCAATTTTTTTAAGAAAAAAATGATTTCTTAATTAATTATAAAATTAAACTATGGAATATCTCCTATATTTTAATAATAATGATAATAAATATTATCTTATTATTAATAAAGCCATTAATTATAATATAGCAATTGAATTCGAAACATTTAATAAATTATTAATCAGTAATGAAATATTATCTAATTCGACATATATTGAATTTAATGAAGATAACTTAAATAATTTTTTAAAAGAATTTAATTTTAGTAAATTATATAGATTTACTTCTTGGATAGAAGTATTCGAATATTACAAAAATATATAAAAATAATTTATTATTTATTTATAAAAGATGTTTAGTGATATCCGTAGATTTGTTGAATTACAATCCAAAATTGATTGTATTAATAAATATAATCCATTAACTACTGATAAAAATCAACCTGAAAAAAATTATTATGTTGAACAATCTATCTGTCTATCAGATATTGAATATAATTAAATTTTTAATATATGTTTTTATCTCATGATTATATATTATATTTATTTTTTTAACATTATCCAATAATATTAAAGGTTTATGTATATGATGATATATTATTGGTATTGATAATGGCAAATATTGAAATATATCATATTTATTAACTATCCTTATCGAATTATTAATTTTATTATTATATTCTTCTACAAATGCTTTATTCGCCATTTTAGGAGCACCAAATGTTATTGTATTTATCCTTATATTTGGATATAAATAATATAAATCTAAGGAGGCGATATTTGCTATAGCACCACCAGACGAATGACCACTTATATAAATATCTTCAATATTATTATTTGAAATTATTTCATTCGTTTTATTAATAACTTTATCACGAATTGATAAATATTTATTAAGAAATCCTCTATGAACCTTTATTTCTTTTTTTATAAAACTTTTTTGAATTATATTGAAATTTAAATAAATATCATTCATATTCTTAGTTCCACGAAAACAAATATTTAAACTATTATTTTTATGAACTATTATAAATGTATTATTATAGGTTTTATAAGTTAATTTACATAATCTCGCATGATAAATAAAATTGTTAATATTAAATGATTTTATTTGTAATATTAATAATAAAATAAAAAATAATCTCATTTATATTTAATTAATATTTGAAAAACATTCATTTCTACATAATGGACAATTCCTATTATAATTAATTAAATTAGATTTTAAACAATTTATATGAAATTTATGATTACATGGAATACTATATACCATACTACCAATTTCTATATTTTCCAAACATATCGAACAACTATCTTCCAATTCTTCCTGAATTGTTATTAAAGGAATTCTATTAACCTCTTCTTCTGTTAATCTCGTATTTACATCATCATTATCATTATCATTATCATTATCATTATCAATTACTTCTTCTATAGGATTATTAATTATATTTATAATATTCGATAATAGAATATCATTTATTATATAAACACTTACTTGAGAATTTCTAATTTCTTCTAAAGAAATATTAATTTCATAATGATTATAAAAGTCATATAAAAAATCATTTATTTCATTATAATTTATACCCATTTCAATTAATCGATATTTTAATTTCTTTATTATATAATCATTATCTTCCTCATATCCAAATGTTTCCAATAACATAAAACGATAAGCAAATAAATCCGCAAATAATAATACATTACTCATAATTATTTTTTTAATTTCTTAATTAAATCATTTTTTATTTATTCAAACTCTCCCCCAAGATCTCCTAAAATTGGTATTATAAGAAATAAAGCAAAAATAGCTCCTAGAAACATTAATACATAAGCTAATATTTTTAACCCATTATTTACCTTCTCACCTCTCTTTTCTTTACCCTGTTCCCTCTTTAATAATATAAATCCAGATACAAAGAAAACAAGTGCTATTATAGTTGTTATTATTTCAACAACCATAAATCCTAATCCAAGACCAAGACCCATTCTAAAATAACTACCAAATCCATCTGATCTATCTGATCTATTTGAATTATCTTTAGAACGATATCTATTAGTTCTATCCATTGAACCATATCCAGAAATTGATCTATTTTGTTTTTTAACCATTTTTATTCTATTTAAACAAGAGAATAAAAATATTTATTATATAAATGAACGATATCCCTAAATTAAGTTTTTTTATTACTAGAAAAATTAACAATTTTAATGATAATTTTATTTGGATTGAATGTGTTAAACAAATTAGATGTTTTTATAAATATGAACCTATTTTTATTATCGACGATTGTAATAATCAAGATATTATTGTTAAAATAGAAAATGTTAAAGATTTACCAGTTTATAATATTCATATCTTAAATACTGATGAAGACCCTGAAATAAAAGGAAGAGGTGAATTTGCCAGTTTTTATTATTATCGTAAAATGAAAAATTCTTCAAGAGCTTTATTCATTAGAGATAGTTTCTTTCTTTTAAAACCTCTAGATGATAATATCATAAATAATTGCGATATTCGTTTATTATTTGGTTTTATTGATAAAGAAGAAAAATTTAAATCATTAGTTAATAATCTTATCCTTGACTTGAATGAAGGTAATAAAATTATAGAATATAAATATAAATATAATTGGGTAGGTTGTTTCGGTGTATCTTGTCTTATATCTCTCGAATATCTTATGTATCTTGATAAACATTATAATTTCTTTATTATTTCAAATGAAATTATCAATAAAACTATGAAAGAAGTATTTGAAAGATTTTTTGGTCTTCTTATTACTTATGATAAAAAGAATTTCACCAACATTTCCTTATTTGGTAATAAAATAGTAGGTAATAATTACGATTTAAATTATTATAATGAAAAAAAAATGGAATTGATTGCTAATAATACTCCTTATTTTAATTATCATCAACATCAATAATAACCTCATTTAATTTATTTGATAAATATTTATGATATTCTAAATCTTCCCCTATCCAATTTCCTCCATAACGATAAAATATATCATCATATATCTCGCCAAATATTAATTCACCATAATTCCTTTTATCCTCTTTTAAAAATTCAATAAATTTTTTATTTTTATTTAGATATTTAGGTATCTCATCAATCCTCCATGTATGAGTTCTAATATTCTTCATAAAATAAATATTTGACGTATGATAATTATCAAATCTATTAAAATCTATTTCATATACCGATGGAACATTTTCACCTTCTTTTATCTGTCGATTTAACCATTCTTCACTTAATCCTCCACAATCAGTTATTCCATGATTTAAACCCCAATCCAAATAATAAATATCATCTATTTTTCTCATATCCATATATACTATTCCATCCCACATATATCTATATTTCCTATTATTCGAAAATATAGTTCGTAAATGAAAAGCTGTTTTATAATTCTTATATCTTTCATTTACATCTAAATAATCTATTAAAAACATATCACTATCTAATATTAAATATTGTTCAGGATTAGCAATTTGATATTTAAGCATAAAATTCATACCTAATGATTTTCTAGTTGATGGACATTTAATTGTTCTGTGATATTGTGTATCATTTGGAATATTTATACATTTAATATTTAATCTTTCACATAATTCTTCTATTTCTTTTCTTAAATTAACATTATCTCCATTTGTTAAATCAGGATATGGTTTAGCATCATTAAATACTATAAATTCAAAATCATTCTTTAGATATTTTTTCAATGTCTTATATTGTATTTCTATGAATATTGGATTATTTACAACACAAGTTATTACCTTCATTTATATTTTTTTAAAAAATTCTCCTTAAATATAATTTAAAAAATGATTTTTCTTTTTATAAATTAATTAATATATAAAAATGTTGTTCGATTTCTTCAATTACCTTCATAATAATGATTTAGGTGATTATCTAAATTGCTATTCAACTTTCTTAATTTCTAGAAAAGAACTTAAAAAAAGAATTCTTAATATTAGAAAAAATATTCTTATCGATACCTATATTAAAATTAATAATAATAATAAATTTTACTATAATACTTATTATATCAATAATTACTATGATGAATTTATGGATAAACCTTTAATTGAAAATCATTATAAACCTATTAAAGATGAAGAAGATGATATTGACGACCATTATAAACTTATGTTTATTAAAAATCCTGAAAAGAAAATCGTCGATTATGAAGAATTAGATAGATTATTCATCGAAAAAGAATTGAAAAAAGAAGAAGAAAAATATTATGATAATTTATCTGAAAGCGAAGAAGATGATTATTATGATAATGATGAAGAAAATATTTATGAAGATAATAATATTAATTACGATGATGAAGAATATGACGATTATTAATAAAGATATTTATTAATGATACCATTATTATTATAAAAAATATTATATATAATAAATATATTACCATTTTTATTATTAAAATCCAATATATTATTTTTTCTTCTATTCCATACGAACATTTACATTCATTTCTTAACCACCTTATATATAAAAATAATCTTATAAACATTATTAAAGAAATTATTGTAATTATAGTCATATAAATTTTAAGAACATCCGTATTATAAATATCTGTTATATATTTATAATAACATTCATTATTACTTATTATAAAAAACATTATTAAATATATATCGAATATTATTATAAATATTAACCATTCTTTCAAATACATGTTTCTAGAATTATTCCCACAATTACAATCTTTATTTTTATCAATTTTATATAAACTATTTATTATAAATATATTCAATATTATTTTTATCACAATAAGTATATAATATATATAATTTGGTATAATACATTTATTCATTTCTATTTAGATACTATATAATATTAATATTAGTAATATAGTTAATAATATTGTTGTAATAAATAATATAAATAAGACTAATAAATACCAATATATTATATTCTCTTCAGTTCCATAAGAACATTTACATTCATTTCGTAAATATCTTACATATAGAAATAATCTTATAATCATTATTATTTGAATTATAGACATCATAAACATAAAAAATATATTCATATTCTCCTTGTAATAAATCTCAAAACATTCATAACTACTTATTATAAAAAATAATAAGAAAAATGAGTTAAAAAATATTAGAAATATAAACCATTCTTTTAAAAATTCTTTTTTCGAATTATCAGCACACTTACAATCTATTCTTTTTTCAATATTATTTAAAGTATTTATTATAAATAAATTAATTAATACTCCAAAAATATAAGCAATATAAAAATAATTATTTGGTAATTCGCATGTATTCATTTTCTTATCTATTATTAAGAAAATGATTTTATTTTTCGTAATATTATCAATATTACTTGCTATAATTATTTTAATTATTTTCGTTTTTATTAATATAAAAAACAATAGAAAATATATCGTCGTTGATTATATCGACCATTGTAAATTTCCATCAATTATAGCTCTTACAAATAACGGATATTATACAAATATTATTAATAATAAAAAAGATAAGTTATTAATTACCTATATTAGTGATGAAGATATTAATGGAAGTTATCTAAATCCAAATACATTTCAATTAACAGAAAAAGAAAATTTTACAAGAATTATTAAAGCTGATTCTATTACTAATTTTAATTTATTCGCATTTGATTTTAATATTTGTATCAATTCTCCTTATAGAATTACTTCTTTATTATCTAAAAAAACATACATTTTTGATAATAAATATTGTAGCTTTTTTTATAATGATTTAGGTTATTTCGCTTTAACATCAGTATCCCCTCTTATAATAAATAAAATAGATAGTAATAATTTTAAATTATATGATAAGTATATGGATGTATCATGGATTAATTCCCATGGAACTTTAGATATTAAATCAAATCCAGTGCTAATTAATGGTATCTACTGGTTTATCGCTACAAATAATAATAATAAATTAGTTTTTATCCTTTTCGATATTATTTATAAAAAATTTATTAACACGTTTTATGTAGATATTAATTTCGATATTCATTTTGGACTTATTTATAATAAAATTAACGATACATTTTCTATTCCTATAATTAAAAATAATAAAATACATATATTTAATATCATTAAAAATTCACTATATTCTTAATAGATAATGAATATAAAAATTTGTCCAGAAAATAAAGTTCTAAATCCTAAAACAAATAGATGTATTAAAAAACCAAATATTAAAATCTGTCCAGAAAATAAAGTTCTAAATCCTAAAAAACAAAATATTAAAATCTGTCCAGAAAATAAAGTTTTAAATCCTAAAACAAATAGATGTATTAAAATACGTCCAGAAAATAAAGTTCTAAATCCTAAAAATATCAATTTATTTAAAAAATTATTTTATCCATTTATTAATCGTATAAATACAAATATAAATGATAGAATTAAATATAATAATTTATTAAATAAAATTTTAAATATAGATGAAACAAATGAAAATTATTGTATGAGATTATATAAAAAGAATGCTAATGGAACATCGATTTATATAATTGGAAATAAAATAATATTAAAAAAACAAATTGGTATAGAAAGCGATAATGGAGCAATATTTTTAAGTAGTTTTAAAGACAAATATAATAAAATATATAAATATGCTATTAAATGTGTAATTGATAATAATGCTAATAAAAAAGAGATAAAATTATTAAAAATAGTATCAAACGCCGTTTTAAATAAAAAATGTCCTCATTTTCCTATATTATATTCTTATATAAAATGTAATAACTTTTTAAATTTTAATATTAAATCAGTTAGCAGTGAAATATCAAAAGAAGAGATAGAAGATATAAAAAATTATCCTAAAATAATTCAAAATAATAAAAAGAAATCATTTTATTTTTTATTAAATGAATTAGCAAATGGAGATTTAAAAACATTTTTAGAATTATTTCACAATGATTATTATTTATTATTAAACGCATTTGGACAAATATATTTATCATTAATGTTTTATTATCAAGAAACTAAACATTTTCATTATGATGCTCATTGGGGTAATTTTTTATATCATAAAGTCAAAGCAGGTGGATATTTTCACTATAATATATTTGGTAATGATTATTATATAGAAAATTATGGATTTTTATGGGTAATATGGGATTATGGAAGTTCAATAGAATTTAAACAATCAAAAAAAGAATTTATATATGTTGATTATGATTTTAAAAATATTATTAAAGCTTTTTTTAATGATAATGATAATGGATGGTTATCAACAAATTTTTTATTAAATAGTAATTTTAAAAATATTATAATGAAAATAAATAAAGAACTTTTTATTGATACATCAAAAGAATTATTTTTTGAAAAACAAAATAAATATCATACTAATGTCATTCTAAAATATAAAAGAACTTTTAATTTTTATTCTAAATTACCTATTAATAATTATACTACCCCAGAAGAATATGAAAAATTTATTTTATATTCACCCGAAAATATAAATAATATTATTTCTTTCATATTAAATATATTTATTAATAATAATGTCATCAAAAATAAAACTAACTATAATTCTAAAATTATAAATGAAAAACCATATAATATAGTATTTTTTAAATAAAAAGAAGGAAATGTATTAAAACAATAGAAAACAAATAGAAAATGATTATATTGATAACTAAAATAATCAGTCAAGAAGTATTTAGAACAAAGATAATATATTAATCTTAAACTGAGAATGAACTTCATTGGAGAAATCTAATGTATGCTAAGAAGGTGTAAAAACTGGCATCGCTGAGTTTAATGATGAGGAGAAGTATATGACAATAGTTCTAGATAAGTTTTGGCTTTTTGTTCAATAAATAAGGAAATGTATTAAAACAATAGAAAACAAATAGAAAATGATTATATTGATAACTAAAATAATCAGTCAAGAAGTATTTAGAACAAAGATAATATATTAATCTTAAACTGAGAATGATCTTCATTGGAGAAATCTAATGTATGCTAAGAAGGTGTAAAAACTGGAATCGCTGAGTTTAATGATGATGAGAAGTATATGACAATAGTTCTAGATAAGTTTTGGCTTTTTTAAAATAAAAAGAAAGAAATGTATTAAAACAATAGAAAACAAATAGAAAATGATTGTATTTATAACTAAAATAATCAGTCAAAAAGTATTTAGAACAAAGATAATATATTAATCTTAAACTGAGAATGAACTTCATTGGAGAAATCTAATGTATGCTAAGAAGGTGTAAAAACTGGAATCGCTGAGTTTAATGATGATGAGAAGTATATGACAATAGTTCTAGATAAGTTTTGGCTTTTTTAAAATAAAAAGAAAGAAATGTATTAAAACAATAGAATACATCTTAAAAATGATTGAATTATTAATTATAATAATCAGTCTAGAAGTATTTAGAACAAAGATAATATATTAATCTTAAACTGAGAATGAACTTCATTGGAGAAATCTAATGTATGCTAAGAAGGTGTAAAAACTGGAATCGCTGAGTTTAATGATGAGGAGAAGTATATGACAATAGTTCTAGATAATTTTTGATTTTTTATTCATTAAATAAGGAAATGGATTAAAACAATTGAATACATCTTAAAAATGATTGAATTTATAACTAAAATAATCAGTCAAGAAGTATTTAGAACAAAGATAATATATTAATCTTAAACTGAGAATGAACTTCATTGGAGAAATCTAATGTATGCTAAGAAGGTGTAAAAACTGGAATCGCTGAGTTTAATGATGAGGAGAAGTATATGACAATAGTTCTAGATAATTTTTGATTTTTTATTCATTAAATAAGGAAATGGATTAAAAATGATGATTTATAATTCATAATTTCATTATTATTATTACATAATTGTATTAATGGTCTCAATTCTAAATTCTTTTTTTTACATTCAATAATTAAATCATCATTAATAATTGTTTCATC